ACGGTGAATCTAGGCAAGCAACAAAACTACAACTAACATTACTCTTTCCTTTAAAACTACTTGTGACACTTGGAGGGGCAGAATATCTCCATTTTAGACTTGATCCAGACTCTTTTAAATAAGCCAAAAGGCTAGTGTCAGTCACACCTGAAGTAGCATAACCACGATCAAAAGTTACATAATCCCAATCAGAATTTACATCTTCATAATTAGCCAAAATCAAAGCAGCATCAGCATCAGAAATATTTGAAAACCCTAGAGTCAAAGTCGCATTAACTCGTTTATTACCAAAACGTAAATGTGTCTTTGTACCATCTAACGATTCAAACGTGGTACTTGGATATGTCCCAGGTCTATAGTTTCTGGACGTTGGTTTAACAGTTGGAAAAGGTACAGAGCTAGTCATTCGTTTTCAGAAACAATGAAAATAGAAGCATCATTATTTAGACCCCAGTTCTGCATAACAGAAAGTTGTCCTGCTATCGGATTAGGATTTCCGTTTGGCAA